CATACGAACAAATGAAAAAAGAAGCAATTATGATTTTAGAAGAAGAGACTTTTACTACTGTTAATGTACTAACTCAATTAATGCGACTGCAACAGGTAGTAGCAGGTAGCTTACGTGGACCCGACGGCAAGATAATCAAACTTAAGAATAATCGGTTACAGTCGGTATTGGATGTAATAGAGGAGACTCAGGGTAAGGTAGTGATATTTGGGGTATTCCATACAGACATAGAGACACTAGCAGAAGCACTGCAATCAAAATATGGTAAAAATTCCACGGCCACATATTACGGTAATACTCCTCAAAGTGAGAGACAAAATATAATTACTCGTTTCCAAGATCCTGATAACGAATTAAAGTATTTTATCTCAAATCCAATGACAGGTGGTAGGGGAATCACTTTAACAGAAGCAAACGTTATAATATATTATTCAAACAGCTATGACTTAGAGCTTCGAATCCAATCTGAAGACCGTATTCATCGTATTGGTCAAGACAATAAATGCACTTACGTTGATTTAGTTTCGCCAGATACAGTTGACGAGCACATTTTGAAGACCTTATTAAATAAAGTAAAAATTAGTAACGAAATACTTGGAGAAGTTCGCCAATGGTTTGATTAGTTGTATAATCAAAGTATGAGTATTGTTTTTACCGACTTTGACCAACTAGGTGTCAACCCAAATGTGGCAGAAATTTTAGACGAACTAAAGCCAATAGTAGAAAGAGTTCTTAGTGAAGACAGTGAGGTCTCCTGGGACATAGCTTTAGCTTTACTAATTCAAGTTGCTTCAATCGCTAAGTTAAAAGAGTTGGATCGAGACTATCTGATCTCTACACTTTGGATGATGACAATACCCACCGATGAATACTTTAGTAAAAGTGAAGTAACTAAACATTAAAATGGCCGACAATAAATCTAATTCTTTTTTGACTTCAACGTTTGAAAACATAGCTAATTTAAATACAGCTAAAGTTCAAGAAGAACAAAAACAAGTTCAAGCCATGCAAGAGGACTTTGGTTTATTAAAAGACGCTCTGGTGTTTAGTATAGATCAACCTTTAGAAAACATAGCAAGAACTTTAGAGATAGCAGGTTATAAAAATCCGGCTGCCTTTTTACAAAATTTAGTTGACAAACCTCAAGACTATCAAAGCGCTGTCGAAGATTTTCTTAATATGCAAGACGACAAGTCTTATAACTTTAATTACGATTACATGCCCAGGGCAGTCGTAGAACAATTTGGGCAGATAGCAGGTTCCTTAGCACTTAGAAAATTAGGACAAGCAACCACTGGGATACCGATTGTAGGTCCGATTGTAGGTCCTTTTTTGAGCGTAGCCCTCCCTACTGCGTTTCAAGCAGCTCAAACAGTTGGTCCAATAGCTTTGGAAAGAGCTATTAACAATGGTAGGTCAGAGCCTAACTGGGATGATTGGCGACAAGCTGGTGGAGCTTCTTTAGCAAGTGGTTTAGTAGATACTTATGGTGTTTTTGGAATTGGAAAACTTAATAGCACAATTTTTGGTGCTGCTGTTCGAGAGGGACTAACCGAAGGAGCTCAAAGTCTTATTGAACAAGTTGGAGGCACTGCCTTTACAGAGAAAGGATTAAAGGTTGACCCGGAACAAGCTGTTGGAGAAACTTTAATAGGAAGTGGTTCGGGAGCAGCTGTTCAAACTCCTTTTAGTATTAGTAAAGCAATACTAAAAGCGGATTTAGATAAGGAAAAAGCTGTAGACGCAGATTTTGCAGAAGTAAAACCTAATGTTCTGGCTGATAACAGTCTACCTCCAAAACCATTTACTCCTTCTGGTTTATTAGAACAAAGACCTATAGAGCCAAGACGAGAATTTGATGAACAATTTAGTCTTTTAGGAGCAGGTCAATTAAATTTAGAAAGTAGAAAAGAAGAGGCAGATGCTGATTTTGAAGAAGCCATAAAGAAACGTTTAGAGACAGCAAGACAATATCTTGACCCTAATTTAAGTTATCAACGTTATGTTAATCTTTTAGATGAGCAGGGTATACACCTAGGTAGTTATTCAAAAGAACAATATTTAACTCTCTTAGATAAAATAAATTTAGAAATTACAGAAAAATACAATGAAGATGCAGTTGTCACCCCAAGCGAATTTACAAAAGAACTTAAAGATGTTGCAGTCAGATTTACAGAAGTAGAACTGCGTGACGATGTTTACAAGACATTAAAAGAAGATATAAACGAACTTAAAGATTTTTACACACCTGCTCAAATTAAATATCTTGCTGATGTAGAAGGTGTTGTAGATAGATTTTCTGAAACTGAGTTTGAAGAAATATCTGCGAAACTTAATATTCTTATAGATGATCTTCCAGAGGCAACGGTTCAATATTTAAAAACACACTTGCAGGAATATCAAAATGAATTATCAATTTCTAAGGCAGCCACATCAGCTGCAAATCAACCTGAAGTAAAATCAAATGTAATTAGACAATATTTTAACGGCACCCCTGATTTAAAAGGTAGCATTAACGCAGAAGTTAATAAAATATTTCGAGAAAAAATTACTCAAAATTCTGAACAGCCACTTACGGACACAAGATTTAAAGGCACAGGAGATGCTTTTACAACTGAAGAGAGAGCTCTTGTCACAACTCCTGAATTAGAAAATAGAAAAACTAATGTTGAACAAACGTTATCAAATATTATAGAAGACATTGCGTTCGATTCTACACCTGCTACAAGCAATCAATTTAAAAATCCAGAGACAGATGTTTTTTCTACTTTAGGACCAAGGCTAGACATTTTAAATCAACTCGATAGCAAACCTAATTACACACCTGGTGAAATTAAAAGAGCTCTTAGTAGCAGATTAGATGTTTTTACGGATGAGTACACACAAAGAAACAGAAATTACATAGACAGTGTTCCAAAAAAACAAAAAGGAAACACAATAAATATTTTAGAAGCAGAAAGAAAACAAGCTCAAGATGAACTTAATCAAACTGGGATAGGTAAACTAATACAATTAAGGCAGTCTGAAAACAGTTTAATTGGATTAAATGAACTTTATAAGATGTTAGATGATTTTAATCGCAGATTTGATTATGTAGAAACTAATCTTGGTACTAATCAAAATGTAAATACTTATGGTGAAGTTGTTTCAAGTGGTTACGTTAGGGCTAATTTTAATCGACCAGAACTTTTAGCTGAATTAAATCAAATAGATGTTGCAAGTCTAGATGATAGGGCAATAAAAGAACTGTACGCAAGATATGGGGTGGACTATCCTTTGAGAGAGCCTCTGGCAATATTGGGACCAGTGATTGGAATGTCTCAAACAGGATTTAGATTTAGAAAGATGACTTCACCAGATATTGAAGAGCAGCTACAAGAAATAGAAGAGGTTTATAAAGACGATATAAATAGATTAAGAAAAGAAAGACAAAAGATTTTAGAAGAAAACGATCTAGAATATAATGATTATGAAGCGGGGAGCAGTCACCCTCAAAGTATTTATTGGACAAGAAATCAATTTAGAAAAATTTTCGATGTCAACACGCCACTAGAAAACTTAACTGACGCTAATACTGCTATAGGTATAGGTAAAGGTATTATTGAAGGACAATCTGACGCAGCTAACAGGGCAAAAAAAGAGTTAGAAAAAGCAGGCATAGAAGATCAAACTTTAGACGGTTTAGAAGAAACAGAGAACTCTTTAGAAACTTTAACTGGAGATAGAACAAAACAAACTGCTTTGAACGATATTACAAATTTTGAAATAAAGCTACGAGATAACAACATAAATATTCTTAATAACGTTGCTCCAAAAGAATTTAGGCTTGTGTTAGATGAGTATATCAAAGCAACAGAAAAAAGAGTAAACAAAAAAGCTGGGAGATCATCAATATTTGGGGGTACGATTGGCAATAAAATAGATATTCTTGAGGGAACTACTGGTCAAGATGCCCTTTATAGAGAGGGTATTATTGGAAGTTTAAGAAACCCTACTCTTGGTAGATTTATAGGTTCTGCTGAGGCTCGGCAACGTGCAGAAGCAGAAAGAGTTGCTGAAAATAAAACGTTTACAGTAGCTCAAAGATTTAAAATACCTTATTTAAGTGCTTTTATTTTTAGTTTATTAGAAGGAGACAATCAAATACTGATTAACCCAGGGCACACTAACTATAACGAATACGTGCCTTTTAAGTTGCCAGGTAATATACATAGGGGAGAGTCTGTATCAAGAATTCCTAATGTATTTGGCTTTCAAAAGTATATCTCTCTCGAAAACATTTTAGATCCAAACGATAAAATTTTAGATAAAGTTATAATACCTGCTTACAGAAAAACAGTTTTAGATAATGTTGATTGGTTTGCAGAGAGGTTTGCAAACAAAGAACAAAACAGACTAAATTATTTTAAACAACAACTTGAACCCAGTTATGGCGCAACTAGACGTCCCTTTGCTGATTTTTCTTCTGGAAACCCATATGTAGAAGCTAATAGAGATAAAATACGCGACATTTTACAAAGAGAAATAGATCGAGGCCCAAGAACAAAAGAAGAGATAGCAAAACAATTAAAAGCTGCTATCAAAAAGAATCTAAAAAATTATAGCGATGCTGACAAGAGTATTAATATTGGTCCAGTGCAGGTTTTTAGTCCTGCCGCGTTACAAGAAATAGCTGAAGCTTTTATGTTAGATCCTAGCAAGGCAAACACTATGAATTACGAGTCTTTTGATCGGTTTAATTTTAGACCCAGAAGGCCGCAGAAGGACGCTGAATATGATATTACTGATAGCTCTGATAGGGCTGACTTTGTAAAACAACTTAGAAGAGCTTTAGAAGACAATGCTAAAGGCAAACGATACTTTAATCTTTCTTTACCTAGGTTTATGCCCAAAAGCATGCCTCAAGAATTAAGAGACAAAGATCCTAGGTATTTAAGAGACGAAACTCTTGAAGAATTTTTAGATTTTTATGTGCAAAACGATCAACTTTTAGAAGATTTTATGCTTGCTTTTGTTTTCGACAAACACGCTATGGGATACCCTGATGACTATAAAAGGTATTACGATCTTGAAACAGAAAGAAGTAAGTATGAAGCTGTTTTTGAGACGGAGAAACTATTTAGAGAATTTAACGATAAATTTTTTAGAGACAAAACTATGGAAATTTATCAAAAAGAATTAAAAAAAGTTTTACCAAGAGTTTCATATGAATACTTTGATAAAAATAGAGGCATCATGGAAGAAGGTAAACGAATGTTGGCTTTAAATAGTTTAGTCGATACACTTGAAAGCTTTGAAGTAGCAAGTCCAACCACTTCTAAATACAAAGAAATGCCTTTGAGTAAATCGAGTCAGGTCTCTAGAGATGCCGTTAGAAAAGAAATTAAAAAACTTTTGACCGATCCAAACGAGCGTTTAGCTACGCACTTTTTTGTGCCTTACAAAACTGCTAATGTGGTAAACGGACAAGGAAGCACGGTTGGTAGTTACGAACTCATGCAAAAAGAATTACGAGCTTTGCATAAACGTATAGCGGAAAAATATCCTGAATTAAATTTACCCGAACCTTTTGATGTGCTGTTGAATGTAGGTAGTGATGGTATCTTTGCTACTGAAGGTACTAAAGATCAGATTGAAGATCGAATTGAAGATCAAAAAGGTAAAAAAGAAACCTTTGATAAAGCCGACAAAGCTTTGGCTTTAGATATTAGACAGCTAAGAGAACTCTATGCTCAAGACCCAACCATACTGCAAGTGCGTGGGTATAAAAAAGGTGGTTTAGTAGTCTGATGGCAAAGTTAAAGACTGTCATTAGTATAGATCCCAATAAACGTAAGGCTAAACATACTTCTCAAGGCAATGGTGGCAGTCCTAACACAGTCCCCAGGGGCAAACGTCGTAAGCAACAGTTTAAAAGATATCGTGGACAGGGTAGATAAATAGCCCTATAATTCTCATATTATGGCACTAACGCTAAATGGTGAGGTGTCTAGTTTGGCAGACAGCCCTTGTGTCGGAAGATGTTCGGTAGCCCAGTGGGGTGACGACAGATGCAAAGGTTGTGGACGTTACGAGAAAGAAACCGTCTCAGCTTATTGGAACGAACTGCCTGAGATAGACCGTAAATTAATTAATTTACGTAATGCTTTTGAAGGGTACGAAATAAGACATTTAAAAGCTAAGTAATGGCTAAACTAGTCAATGTTAAGACTTGTTTAAAACACAGGTCCAGGAGAGAACGCGAAAAAATATGGCTACCAAGTTAGAAATATATAAGTCCTACCTCAATGTTTTAGAGGGCCAGAGGTCGGCTTTGACCATAGATATAGAGGTCTTGACCGATAACCCAACATCAATTCCTGAGCATACTAACTTCACTCAACACTTTGACGAGTTGGTCACTAAATTGACTGACATAAATGATAAGATCAGTACTATAAAATACTTGATAAAAGTAATTAATAACTGATATAATGACCTTATCCTTTAAATAGGGTTTATTTTTAGAAAAGGAACGTTAACGCGTTCCTTTTCGTTTATTAGACCAGGGACCAAGGACAAAGGTCCTGTTAGGTGTATGTTTCGACTACCTGATAGGACCACCTAATGTGAAAAAAACGTAGAAATTAGGTAAAAATTAGGTCAAAACAGGCTAAAAACCCTTTCCCATATACACTTAAAATATAATTTCACCTAATGTGAATGTGAGATTTTGTGATTTTTCTAGGAATGGACTATCAAGATTTAAGAATAAAATGACATTATGACATTATGTCAGCCTGTAGCCCTTGTCCTATAAGGATTTCTACCTAATTTCTACCACATTAGGTTCACATTATGTACATTATGTGAAAAATAGTGCTATGATAAAGACTTTCATATAATCTCCTGCTTAGGCGACAATACTCCCCTACTCCCCCTTGTCGCCTAAGTCCATTTTATGTTTATAATATTCTCGATGGCAGAGAAAAAAGATAAAAAACTTACTACCGCTTCCTTTGATATAACCGATAAAGCTAAACGCTTTGCTGAAGAGTATGTCTACAATGATGGAAGTAAAACTAAAGAGGAGTGTGCAATCACAGCAGGATATGCCAAAGAATCGGCCTCTGTCAGAGCTTCTGAGCTTACTAATCCTCGTATGTTTCCTAAAGTAGTTAAGTACATTGAGCATTTACAGAACCAATTAGCTAATAAATATCAAGTTACCTATGGCAGACACATAAGAAAACTTGCAGAGATCAGAGACTTAGCTATCGAAAAAGGTAATTTTACTTCTGCTGTTGCTGCCGAAGTGCAACGAGGGCGTGCGGCTGGCTTGTATGTTGAGCGTAAAGAGATCCGTACGGGATCCCTGGAAAGCCTCTCCATAGAAGAAATTAAAAGTAAGATTAAAACACTTGTAGGAGACTACAAGCCGTTACTAGATGAGAGTATAAACGAGAGTAAGATTATAGAACACGAATCTTAGACTTGTCGCTCTTGGGTGGGTGTTCCCTGTCCATGATTTGCTGGTGAAGTTCTGCTTTGACTAATTTTTTCTCGTCATTGGTGAGTTCGGTTAAGATTTTTACGTCAGTAATTTTTGGCTTGT